AGATTGGGGCGACCAGAAATGGCGCACTAAATCTGGTAAGCCGTCGAGCAAGACGGGGGAGCGATATTTGCCCGAAGCGGCTATCAAGTCTTTATCATCATCTGAGTACGCAGCTACAACCAAAGCCAAACGTGCTGGTAAAGCATCTGGTAAACAGTTTGTGGCGCAACCTAAATCTATTGCAAAGAAAACAGCGGGGTTCAGATAATGGCGTCTCTATACGAACAGTTAATGGCTTCTAAAGGCGCTCCAAAGGCCGCCGCAGCCACAAACTCTACACAACTACGTAAAGCTCCTGTGAGCCTGCGCTCTGCCATGCGTAAATACGCAGCGGGTGGTGATGTTACTGGCACTGCTCCAGACTACAGCCGTGCGTATGATGCGTTTGGCGGGGCTGGTGTTGTTAATGATTTGCGAAATCAGTTCCTAAGTATGGGGATAGACGAAAATACAATTGGTTCTATCTTGTCAAAATATTACGCACCTGAAACGTCACAACCTACGCCGCAAGCACTGACCCCACCGGAGCCAATTCCTTACAGCCCGGGCGAAGGTGGAAGAGGGATACCTACACCAGACCCACGCCCAGAGCCACGTTATGAAGAGCCATCACGCCCAATAGCTCCTGATCGGGAAACGCCATATATTGCACCGCAACAACCACAAGGGCCGCGCACCTCTTACCGTCAAGAAGCTGATGGCACATTAACTGAGATTGGCTACGATGGTCAGCCTATTTCTAGTTATACGCAACAGCAATTAGATATGCACAACGCCACAACAGGTGTTACGCCATCTGAGTATCGTTATGTTTGGAACGGAGAAGGCTATACCAAAGTGCCAAATGGCCCTCAGATTGGGTATAACCCAGAGCCTGAAATGCCACGCCCAGACCCACAGCCAAGGTATGAAGAGCCTATTGCGCCGACAATGCCCTATTATCCTGAAGAGCCAATGCCTGAAACGTACATTGAGCCCGAAGTAAATTTCCCAACAGACCCCGGTTTTTACCAGCCGCCTGTGGATTTCCCAACAGACCCCGGTTTTTACCAACCGCCTGTGGACTACACTCCAACGCGACCTGTGGATTACTACAATCCATCACCCCCTATGGACTTTATAGAAGACCCGGGGTTTTATCTACCACCTGTAGACTTTAGCCCAACGCCAAAACGCAGCGATGATTTAAAAAAGTTATTACAAGACTTAACTTCACGTTCAGGTGGTCAACAAAGTGAGGGCTTAGCTGCACTGATTGCAAAAGCACTTGCTAGAAACGGTGGAGGCGGTTCGTTAGACGAACAACGCAGACTAATAGAACTTCTTGGTTCAATCAGAGGATAAGCAATGACTACTACCGGCTCAACCCTCTTTAACATGGACTTCACGGAGATCGCTGAAGAGGCGTGGGAGAGGGCTGGCCGTGAGATGCGTTCTGGCTATGACCTGCGTACAGCACGTCGCTCAATGAACCTCATGACTGTTGAGTGGCAGAACAAAGGCATCAACATGTGGACAATGGAGCAGGGGATCATTAACTTGACCCCCGGTTTAGCCACGTATGCACTGCCGACCGACACCATTGACCTTCTAGAACATGTAATCCGTACTGGATCTAACACTGCTTCTACGCAAGCCGACCTAACTATTTCACGCATTAGCGTCTCTACTTATGCAACTATTCCAAACAAGCTTAGCCAAGCTCGCCCAATTCAAGTCTGGATTCAGCGCCTTTCTGGTGAAACTAACCCAACCAATTCAGTCTTGGTGGGCGCGATTACGGCAACAGACACCACGATAACGCTTAACACCATAGTGGGTTTAGCGGGTTCAGGTTTTATCCGGATTGATTCAGAAGATATTTACTACACATACGTATCAGGGAATACCCTAGGTGGTGTGTACCGTGGTCAGAACAACACAACTGCTGCATCTCATACTGATGGCTCAGCTATTTTTGTTCCTCAACTACCAGCTGTGACTGTGTGGCCCACACCTGATAACAGCACGCCGTATCAGTTTGTGTACTGGAGACTGCGTAGGGTGCAGGATGCTGGCGCTGGTGTTGAGACTGCTGACATGAATTTCCGCTTTTTACCATGCCTTGTGGCTGGTTTGGCGTATCACATTGCAATTAAAGTACCTGAATTGATGCCCCGCATCCAAATGCTTAAGCAGATTTACGATGAGACTTTTGAGATTGCCGCTGGTGAAGACCGTGAGAAAGCTCCGCTTCGCCTTGTTCCTAGGCCAATGTTTATTGGAAGTGGCGGGGGTTACTAATGGGTAATCGGTACGCATCCGGCAAGATAGCGATTGCTGAATGTGATCGCTGTGGCCAGCAGTTCAAACTAAAACAGCTTAAGACTGAGATCATTAAGCAGCGTAAGTATGAGTTGTTGGTTTGCCCTGAGTGCTGGGATCCCGATCAGCCACAGTTAATGTTAGGTACGTTTCCAGTAGATGATCCACAAGCTTTGCGTAACCCACGTAGAGATACAACGTATGTAACTTCTGGTGTTAACTTTAACGGCAACTTGTCAGGTGGTTCACGAGATATTCAATGGGGCTGGGCTCCAGTTGGTGGGTCTAGTTTAAATGATGCAGGATTGACGCCAAACTACTTGGTGGCAACGACATTTGTTGGTACAGTAAGCATATCTTAAGGAGCTTAAAATGGCATTCAGAAAATCAGCCGACGGCATTGCTAAAAAAGGCAAAACCGAAGGTAAAAATTTAGGTGATAGCGGCCCTACCTCTGGCATGATGCACGGCGGTAAAGGCAAAGGTAAGGGTAAAACCAATGCCGATATGAAGACTATGGGTCGTAACTTGGCAAAGATTGCCAATCAGAAACGAGGTTAATCATGGCTACATACAGTAAAAAATTAATGGGTAAAGAAGTTGGCGATGCCAAGGTCTATGCCAAACCACACACGATGTCTGGTAAAGCTGTTAAAGCTTCTGACAACCCCGGCTCTGGCCCTGACCACAGTGATGCAAATACAGTCAATATGTCTGTAGGCAACATCTCTCGCCGTGCACAACCAGCAACTAAAACGTCTGGTATCAAGGTTCGCGGTACAGGCGCGGCTACTAAAGGTTTGATGGCTCGGGGGCCAATGGCTTAAATTATGGCAATGACATACGCCCAACTTGTTGCTGCGGTAGTTGACTATACGCAGAACACGTTTGATACCACAACTATCAACACGCTGATTAAGCAGGCGGAGCAACGCATCTATAACACGGTGCAGATTGCCAACTTGCGTAAGAACGTGACGGGTGTATTGTCAACCGGCAACAAGTACTTGGCTTGCCCAGAAGACTTTTTGTCAACATATAGCCTTGCTATATATCCGTTTAACTCTACAACTGCTACTGGCACGGCTGGCGCAAAAAGTATTGTTGTAACAAGTACAACGGGTATTGCTGTAGGCCAACAAGTTACGGGCACAAACATTGGCACTAACGCCGTTGTTCGCGCTATTAGTGGAACTACAATCTCTTTAACTGTAGCTAACAGCGGTACAGTCAATACCACGGTCACTTTTCAAGGCGACTATTTGTACCTGCTAAACAAAGATGTAAATTTTGTCCGTGAAGCATATCCTTTGAGTGCACAGCAGTCTGAGCCTAAGCACTACGCCATTTTTGGCCCACAGTCAGCTAACGTTAATGAACTGTCGTTCATTCTTGGCCCTACGCCAAATGCCAACTACTACGCAGAACTGCATTATTACTACTATCCAGAATCTATTGTTACCGCATTGACCACATGGCTGGGTGATAATTTTGACTCTGCGTTGCTGTATGGCACTCTGTCTGAAGCAGGAACATACATGAAGAGCGCGCCGGAAGACGGTATGTACAAGGTGTACCAAGAGCGGTATGTACAAGCTATGGCGCTCCTCAAGAACTTGGGTGATGGTAAGCAACGCGCAGATGCTTATCGTGATGGTCAGATTAGGGTCGCAGTTTCATGAGCAACATTCTCCAAACCCAGACGACCAGCTTTAAAACAGAGCTTTATACAGCCGTTCACAACCTATCCACGGATACGCTGAAGATCGCCCTGTACACGGCTAGTGCTGATTTAAACGAGGCAACCACTGTTTACACGACGGTAGGCGAGGTTACGGGAACTGGATACGTAGCTGGTGGTGTAACTCTTACAGGTGTAACCATTAGCTCCTCTGGGTATACAGCTTTTGTAGACTTTGCCGATGTGGTGTTTAACGCATCCGTGACGGCACGTTGTGCCTTAATCTACAACGTTACTCAGGGTAATAAATCCATTGCTGTGTTGGACTTTGGGTCTGACAAAACATCTACCAATTTCACCATCACAATGCCTGCTAACACAGCGACGGCAGCATTGATCCGTTCTTCTAATTAAGGAGCCTCACATGAGCTTGGACAAAATCACCGCTACCGATCAAGTAGCCGCAATTACAAAATACAACACCATGCCCTCTGATGAGATGGCTATCCACGGTACATACCATGCTGTTTGCTACAGCATTGATGGTTTTATCAAATGGGAAGAACCTATTCAGAACTTAGTAACGACTGTTGGTAAGAACTTGACCTTGGATACTATCCTTGGTAACTCAGCCGCTGGCGCAGTTGTGATG